TGACCCTCCGGCATCAGCGACGCCATCTCGAACAGCTTGTCCGCGTCGGTGTCCACGAAGTCGATGGTCAGGCCGGCACGAATCAGGTGAATCCCGTCGTTCCAGCCCCAGAACCCCGCCGCGAACAGCGACAGAGCCGTTCCTTCCGTCGGCAGCAGGAAGGATGGATACGGCTGCGCCTCGCGATTCAACGCGTCAAACGTCTCCGGCTTGGTGATCAACTCTGCGCCTTGATGACGACGACCTGGAGGAGCGAGCCAAGGAAGAAGCCGTCGCTGTTCACGTCCGTGAAGTCGGTGTAGCCCGACCAGGGGAACCCGTCCTGCCATTTCAGATCCTGCGCCCAGCCGCCGAGCGAATGGTCCGAGTCGAGTGCCTTGATTATCGACAGGTCATCCTCGTCGTCCATCAGCGCGAGCAGCATGTCCTCGCCCGTGTACAGATCGGCGGTGGAGACGCGCACCCGAATCGTGATCGGGATCCCGCCGACACGGTCACCGTACGCAGCGAGTCCCGCCTCGAGGCCGGTCGGGCTGGCGATCAGCATGTCGATCGCCGGCGTCTCCGCGATCGAGAATGCGCGAGGCTCGATATGCAGCGTCACTGGGGACACCGGCTGGAGCTCGTTCTCAAGTTGTGCGGCCATGGCGTCCATGACCTGGGCGATCGTCGCCATCGAGCTAGGCGATTCCCCACTGCTGCTTGACCGGCGAGAGCCGCTGCGCGTACCGCTCCCATGAGTAACGACCGAACGTCGACGGGACAGCCTCATCGACGACACCCAGGATCCCAGGCGCGCTCTCGCGGTGCCGCCACAGGTCAGCGGCACGATCGATGCAAACGCCCTTCAGAAGCTCGAGTTCCTGGGTCGTGTACGCAGGACCGTCAGCCGAACGGTCGACCTCCGCGTTGATCTCGATCGTGGCCGTGTCCAAGTCGCCTTGCGCGGCCAGTGTCTGGTCTGCCGTCGGAGTCTTGATCTTGAGGATGCGGAACAGGTCTGCGGTTGTCGCATAGGACGTGACGCCGACGGGTGTGCCGCTGGTGAACAACTCGCTCGCCTGCTGGGTGAACGCTCCTTGGTTCAGCCACAGCGACGCCTCGAACACGGCGTCCAGCGTGCGCGTCGCCACGATCTCCAGCAACTGTTCGGCTCCGGTAGCCGTGAACGACGTCCCAGCATCCTCGAAGAAGGTGCCTCCGCTGAAGTAGTCGAGGAACAGCGTGTACTGGACCCCGACGGTCAGCGTGACGGTGAACGTAACCGTGCGGGAACCGTCGTACGACCAAGTCCCCGCGTGACCACCGCTGCCTGACGACGGCGTTCCGTAGACGAAGTTCTCGCTGGACAGGAACTCGCCGTTGTTGTTGTCTCTTACGTCGCCGCCGAAGATGACGCCGGCGGTCAGACCGGCCAGGGGCGTGATCGTGCGAAGCATCGCTGACCCGTTCCCCGTGAACTGGTCGATGTGCTGCGACGACCCGTCCGTGACCGTCAGTTGGTACACGTGCCCGTTGATCGTGTCGACGGTTGCCGAGATCGATGTCGAACCGGCGTAACTCCAGACGACCATCTAGGTCTTCTTCTTCGCCTTCGGGTTCGGCTTCTGCTCGACCTTCTGTGGAGCGCCGAGTCCGGCGAGATTGTCGGTCGTGGTCGACTTGGTCGTCACGCCAGTCGGACTGTAGATCCCTGCCTCTCGGCGCTCCCTGTACGGAGTCATTCCTAGTTGTCCGGGGTCGGCATGTTCGCGAACGACTGACCGCCTGCCGCGATCCCGTACGCCTCGATGTTGTGCTCGCCGCCGCCCGTGGGGACGTCTCCCGGCATCTCCACGTCGGGCGAGGCAACGTCACCGGGCGAGGGAGCCGCGTTCGTGCCGTAGTTGCCGCCGTCGGTGGGCATCTCCTGCCCGGACGGGTTGTACGGCTCCGGGCCTGCCGGCATCCTGCCCACGTTCTCCTGCGTCCCCGACTCCATTCCTGACATCTCGCTCATCCTGTCTCCTTTCGGTTCGGGAGGGTCCAGCCCCTGGAGCCAGACCCTCCCTTCCTCAGCGCCCCGTACCTTACGAGGCGGTCGTGATCAGTGAGAACGCGCCGTTGTCGACCACATCGGCCTCGAAGGCTCCGATGATGCCGACCTCGACGCCGCCGATCGCAGGCTCGACGACGCGGAGCTCGACCGGAGCGCCAGCCGTCTCTGCGACGAGCAGTCCAGCGGAGTCCCCGACGATGATCGTGCCAGCGTCGAGTCCACGCGAGATCACGATGTTCAGCGGCCCGATGTTCTGGCCGTTGACGCTCATGAACTGCGTGAACGCGTTCGACGTCAGCCCCAGGAAGTAGCCGAAGCGGTCCGGGGCGAGGTAGATCGTGTCAGCGACGCGACCGCTGTTCGTGAACACAGCGCCGTAACCGGCACCGATGCCCGTCATCATCTGGGCGAAGGTGTCGGTCGCACCGACGGTCGTGCCGATCTTGTTCGTGAACGCCGAGTCGGTCAGCGCCTTGGCGGCGTCCTGCTCCGTCTTCAACGCGTAGTCAGCCGCGGCCAGGTCGAACCACAGGGACAACGCGTCCGGCGTCGTCCAGTTGATCGCCTGCCACGACAGGTCGCCGCCGCCCAAGTATGTCGACGCGGTCTGCGTGACCAAGTCGACGACCATGCCCTGGTTGCCTGCCTCCGTCTTCTGGGTGGCCTGCACCGAGACGATCGGGCGGGTGGTGACCTTCGGGTAGGTGAGCGTGCCCCGCATCAGCGAGGTCCGCATGGCCGAGTTGACCAGATTCCGGTTCTTGTTGATGATCTGGAAAATCTGGTCGAGGTACTGCGGCGTCTGGAGTCCGGCGACGTTGCTCGAGAGCGTGTTCGCCGGAACCCTCTGCAACAGCTGCAACCGCTCGCGAGCCTTGAGAACCTGCTCGTTGCCGCCGGCTAGCTGGGCGATCTTGTCGCACTGCGTCGTGCCGCGCGTGAGGACCATGTCCCGTGCGTAGCTCGCGAAGTCGCGGTACATGATGCCGTCGCCGTCGATCTCGACGCCCTCCGTCTCACCCGCCATCAGCCGCCGCAGCTTGCTCGCGTTGGCGATGGCGTTGCGGGTGGACTCGATGTCGTCGGAGAGGGTCGTCGTCTCCGAGTCGATCGTGGTGACGCGCTCGCGGTACATCAGGACGTGCTCCTGCTCCGTCTCGGAGAGCGACTTGTCGTCACGGGAGTTGATCGACGCGTTCAGCGCCTCCCACTTCTCCGTGATGATCTGGCGCTCGTCGAGGAGCGTCGCCAGGCGCGTTTCCGCCTGAGTCGTCTCGCTCATCGTTTTACACCTCCGTACTGATTGACATGGACATTGCGCGGCGGGTGTCGATGTCAGGGGTGCCGGTCAGTGCCGGGGTGCCTGTTGGCTCGAGGTGCGCCTGTTGTGAGCGGTTCAAGAGTAGAGGATCAGGTGGATGAACTGGTCGAGTTGAATGCGTCCAGCATCTTCTTCAGCTTGATCTCGGCTGCGTCGCGCTGGGCCTGAGTCGCGTCGTTCGGGAAGCCCTGGCCGATCCGCGACAGCGCCGCGCGGACACCGTTGACGTTGATCTCGCCACTCGGCTCCTTGTAGGGGAGGTGGCAGTTGTCCTTCGTCTTCGGTCCGCCGGACGGGTTCAGGTCGATCGCGGCTGCGGCGCAGTACGCCTCGGGCGTGTCGTAGCGGCCGGCCGATCCGTCCCACGCCGTCTCGACGTAGGAGCGGGAGAGCAGGATCGCCATCCCTTCTGGGAGTTCGACGCCGAGCTCCGCGCAGCGCTCGAGCAGTTCCTTGTTCGGCGGCGGCGGCAGCATCGACTCGTCCACGATCTGCTCCTCGCGCAGCGACAGGATCCTGGCGGTCGAGTAGGCGGGGCCGGTGGCGAGCGCGACGCTGTCCAGATGAGCGACCTGGCGCTGCACGATCCCATCGTTGGTGCGGACAGACTTGATCGGCAGGAACTCGGCGGACACGCCGTCGTAGCCGCCGTTGAGGACGAGCTCGCGCGCGGTCATCGCGTCCGGTGTTTCGAGGAACGTGAACTCGCCCTCGTAGCCTCCGTCCGTCTCGGTCAGGCTCTTGCCTGTGCCGACGATGCCGGACGTGCCGGACTTGCGGCCACCGTTCTCGTCCAGCGCAGCATGATCCGACCGCAGGCGGATCCGGTGCGCGTGCGGCACGTTGCGCGCGAACGCGCCCCGCATGAACTGCTCCTTGTACGGCTTGAAGTCGGGCGGGTCTGCGACATCCGCCACCTCGTCGAAGGGGACGACGCGCACGTTGATCGTGCGCCCGTCACCCGCGTGTGCCTGGACGGAGAAGGTGCGGACGAGGATGTCGCGCCCGACCTTGGCCTCTTCCACAACCTCGGTCATCAGTTCCTCCCCAACCCGACCAGCCGTGGCTGCGGCGGGTTGTTCTGTTGTGCCGGAGACGCGCCGGCGGTTGGCGGTGCAGGCTGTGCCTGCGGATAGTCCTGCGACTCAGCAGCGGCCTGCGGATCGTCCTCTTCAGTGGCGAACGGTCCGGCGGCGACGCCCTGCTCCAGGTGCAGCGGCATGAACGTGTCGTTCGCGTCGAACCAGACCCACTGCCCTGACGGCAGCGCCTGCGAGGTAAACGCGTCCGCGATCCTCTTCGCGGTCGGGCGCAACTCGAAGCGCCACCACATCTCACCCAGCATCCCAGGGTTCTGGTAGGTCAGACTCGCGTTGCCGCGACCGCCGCCGACCGTCAGGTTCAACAGGATGGCGGGGATGCCGAAGGCGGCAGCGAGCGCGACCGCGTTGAAGTCCTGGTTCTCGAGCAGCGACAGGTCCTTCGGGTTGAAGGACAACTCGGTGAAGTCGAGCTCCGGCGGCAGCACGGGCGGTGCACCCGACCGTGTCGCCGTTCTCGCCTGCCACTGGGTCTGGATCGCCTCGGCCTGCGCCGAGTCCAGCTTGCGCTGCGACTTGAGCGCCACCTTCGGGATCCCGCCCGTGTTCACCTCGAGCGCCGCGTTGCCGGCGGCGAGCAGACCCCAGGCCAGCTGCGCGTAGGCGCGGATCGTCGGAGTCCCGTGCGCCTGGAAGGTCGCCTGCGCGCCGGGGTTGCGGTCGATCTGGATCACGTCGGCCGGGTCGAGAGTGTCCCCGCCCAGGATCTTGTACTCGCGCACACCGTCGCGCCACAGCGGCTCGCAGATCCGGGCCGGGATCGTCGTCCAGTTGCGCGGGAAGCCGTTCGCGTACCGCTGCGTGATGTAGGCGAGCGCGTACCCCCAGCCGTACATGTCAGCGACGAGACTGAAGATCGCGTCCGAGACACCGTTCGGGTAGAAGAGCGGGTCCGGGTTGCAGACCCACATCGGCTCCGTCGCGTCCGCCACGTTCGGTGCCTCGAAGCGCAACGGCATAGAGGCGATCTGCTGCGCGTTCATCTGGATGCAGCGGTTCGAGATCCAGGTCCGCTCCGCGAGCAGTCCGTTACCGGGCCAGAACATCTGGCCTGCGGCGTTGAGCCCGTTCTCCGTCCAGAAGTTCGGGA